TGTCTAACGTATGGAATATGGGAGATATATACGTATCATTTATATTAAACAGAAAAGATGAAGCTATTTAATATAGTAGATTGGGAATTAAGAATAGATGAAGCAGCATGGGGGTACGTCCCCTTTGCCGCTATTCTAAAGAGAGACAAAACAAAGGATAAAGTACAAGCTGTAAAAGACATGCTATTTATTTATCACTTTGCAGATTCACGGTCTGACTATCTTATACATGATAATGAGGAAGAGAAGGTAGCGGAAATTAAAAAAGACATTGGACTAGCAGAGACCTGGAAAGTAGATGAAATAATTAAAGCTGGAATAGATTTATATATTGAAAAATCAGCAACACCTATTACAGAACTATATACAGCTTCTGTAGATGCAGTATTAGCAGTAAAAGAATATCTTAAAGGAACAGACGCTTTATTAAAAGAAAGAACAGACAAAGGAGCACCTGTTACTAAAGTAGGAGATATAACCAAAGCTCTTAAAGATGTAAAGAGTATTATGCAAGACCTTAAAGCTGCAGAAAGGGAAATGGTAAAAGAAATTAAAGTAGCAGAAAACAGACAAAAAGGAGCACGTACCTTTGGGCTATTTGAAGATGGATTACACTAATTTTAATAAATATCAAATGCCCCTTACAGGAGAGCTTATCAAAGCTCTTCCTAAAGAAATATATACTGAGCTAGTAGAAGTTATAGACACAGTAGGCCTTATTAATTGGCTAGTACAGCCTGAAGAAATAAGAGGCACTATCTTAGATAGGCCTTATATGACAGAAGGTACTAGAGTTAACTGGGAAGGCAGGAGAGAAATAGATATTACTAAACCGCATATCTTAAGTGATATGGATTTCTTTAGAGAAAGAGCACTATTCTTTGAAGAGCACGGTAGGTATACTAACATACCACAAAACGGTAATCCTAAAAGTGAATACGCAGAGTTCTGGAGAGAAGAACAAAGACGTTGGAAAGACGGACACTCAAGACCTGACGGAGAATGGATACCTGGTTATTTATACTTCTACTGGAACTACTCTCCTATATGGCTAGTAATCACAGAATCTATAGAACTAACTCCTGAGCAGTGGCTGAAGAAAATATGCACTTTAGATGTAAAGAAAAAGAAAAAAGGAAAAGGTTCTAGAAATAGAAAGTTTCCTAAACCTTGGTTAGGAGATTATTTATACTACCATTATATTGACCAAGCAAGAGAGTCTGGACAACACGGTAAATTATTAAAAACTAGGGGTGTAGGTTTCTCATTTAAGATGGGAAGCATCTCTCCTTGTAATATGTACACTTTACCAGGTTCAGGTAATCCTAACTTCCACTTAGCCTCTGAAAAAACTTTCCTACAAGGAGATAAAGGTATTTGGGGTAAAGTAACAGATGTATTAGATTGGATAGCAGAAGCTACACCTCTTCCAAGGATGAGATTAGTTAATAGTGCTAGAGCTATGGAATTACAACTAGGATATGTAGATGACTACGGAATACGTAAAGGGCTACTATCTTCAGTTTATGGGATATCACTTAAAGACAATCCTGATAAAGCAAGGGGTATTCGTGGGCCGCTTATTCATTATGAAGAAGACGGACTATTTCCTAACTTAGAAAAAGCTTGGGGTGTAAACCGTAAAGCTGTTGAAGATGGAGATGTAGGTTCAGGATTTATGCTTGCAGGGGGAACAGGTGGTACAGAAGGAGCTTCCTTTGAAGGGTCAGAAAAATTATTCTATTCTCCTGGGGCCTATAACATATACTCAGTACCTAATGTATATGATAAGAATACCAATGACGAAATGGAGTGTGGGTTCTTTTGGGGTGCATATATGAACAGGAACGGTTGTTATGATAATACAAACGGAGAGCCTGATGTTATAAAAGCACTACTTGAAATACTGTCTAATAGAAGACAAGTAAAATATGGGTCTACAGATCCTAATGCTATTATACAAGCAATGGCTGAAGAGCCAATAGTACCGCAAGAAGCAGTAATGCGTACTTCTGGGACTATCTTTCCTGTTGTAGATTTAAAAGATTACTTATCTGAAATAATGCCAAAACTCTCTAAATTTGTTTCTCCACACTGGACAGGTAGATTGTCAGTATCTGGAGACAGAGAAGTTACTTGGATAAATGATGATAATTTATATCCACAAAGAGATTTTCCTATTAAGGACAATAAAAACAAAGAAGGGGCTATAGAACTATTTGAAATGCCGTATAAAGATAATACAGGCAATACTCCTCACGGTCTATATATTGCAGGGATAGATCCTATAGATGACGATGAATCTGGGACTAATTCTTTGTTCTCAATGTTAATAATGAATACAGTAACTGACAGAATAGTTGCTGAGTTTACGGGGAGAACATTCTCTGCAGAAGACTGTTATGAAACGGCACGTAGATTGTTGATGTTCTATAACGGACAAGCTTTATATGAAAATGATAAGAAAGGGTTATATGCATACTTTAAAAATAAGAGCAGTTTACATTTATTGGCAGACACTCCTGAAATTATCAGAGATATGGACATGGGTACAATATCTAAGATAGGAAATAAATCTAAAGGAGTTAACTCTTCTAAAAAAATAAATGCTTGGGGAAGAAGACTTCAGGCAACTTGGTTAATACAACCTGCGTATAAACAATTAAAGTACGATGATGAAGGAGAAGAAATAGAACAAGATACTATACTTAATTTACAGACTATTAGGTCAGTAGGTTATATTAAAGAATTAATAGCTTGGCATCCTAATATAAATGCAGATAGAGTCTCTGCAGCAGGAGTACTTATGATACTACGTGCAGACAGAGAACAAAGAGAAGTAAATTATGAAACTCCTAGTGAAGGGCTCAATACAGATGAATTTTGGAGCAGAAATTATACAGGAAGTGAACGACCTTTATTGCCTGACATGTCTAAATACAATAATTAAGTATTAGCTATAAGAAGATAAATTGATAATCGGAATACTCATATATATAACTTTTTTTAGTTATTATTGTAGATTCCTTGAAAAAGCATAATATATGTCACAACAAAGTACACTATACTTTCCACCACAAAAATTGTCATCAGGAAAGAAAACACAAAAATGGGCAGAGAGTTGCGTAGAAGCAGGAGAAGACTTAGCAATTTTTAGAAGCAGCGGAATAAGAGCTTCATACCAAAACAAAGTAGCTAACTACAATTTAGCAAACGATATATTAGATACAGCAGATGTAGAAAAAGTCTGTAACCCAATGGGAATTAAGGGAGCAAATTTCCCAGCAACAATGCAAAATTACCCTATAGCAAATCCAAAGATTGATTTATTAGTAGGGGAAGAAAGGAAAAGAAGATTTGATTGGAAAGCAAGAGTAGGTAATGATGACGCTATCTCTGATAAAGAGCAAGAGTTAAATCAACAACTAGTCAAATACATAACAGAACAAATTACAGCAGAAAGTTTTGATGAAAAAGAAGTAGAGAAAGAACTTGCAGAATTGCAAAAGTACCACTTATACGAATTTCAAGACCTCAGAGAAAGAACAGCAACCCATATCCTTAAATACCTATGGAGCATTTTAGACCTTAAAGAAGAATTTGCTAAGGGATTTGAAGATGCTCTTATAGTTGGAGAAGAGATATACTGTTCAGACATTATTGGAGGAGAACCTATTTTAAGGAAAGTAAACCCATTAAACTTACATACAGTAAGAAGCGGGGAATCTCCTTGGATAGAGGATTCTGACATTATAGTGGAAGACGGATATCATTCACCAGGAAAAGTTATTGATAATTATCATGACTACTTAACCCCTAAACATATAAAAGAAATAGACTCAGGCTTAACCACGGCAGACGGTGACGGTATGATTTCTATTGGAGAAAAAGAACATTCCCTTGTTCTTGATGGATTAATTGATACTGACCAACTAGGATCAGGAAATAGATTCTACGGAGAATTTTGGGACAGCGAAGGTAACTTAAGAGTTACTAGAGTATTATGGAGGTCTCTTAAAAAAGTAGGAA